TATTTTATAATTCCATTTATGTTAACTTTTTACTTACTACAACTTTTTCTTATTACCAAATTTATTAAATTTCAAACTTTTCATAAATTTTATTTATTTTATCTTCTTCTATTCCTATATATTTTAATGTTTGATTGGCAGAAGAATGATTCAATATAGTCATTACTATTGCTATATCTAATGTCCCTTTATAAACCCTATGTCCCCATGTTTTCCTCAATGAATGAGTTCCTATTGGATAACTAATATTTAAATCTTCTCTAGCTTTATTTAAGTATTTAGAAATTCCTACTGTTGAAATAGGTTTATCTATCAATTCCTTCACATACTTTCTATTTAAAGATTTAAATAAGAAACCTTCCTCTGATGAAAATCCCATTTCTTTATAATAGATTTTAAGTTCCTCTATTGCTTCTTTACATACAGAATTAAGTTTTATCTTTCTGATTTTTTTAGTTTTCTTTTCTTTTAACCTTATTGTATAATCACCATTTATGTTTTCAAATCTTAATCTAGAAAGATCTGAAATTCTTAATCCTACATTTACTCCTATATTGATTAATGCTAACATTATTATTTTTTTATTTTCTTTAAAATATTTTCTTATATTTACTAAATCACTTTTATTTATATATCTAACTTCCTGTCCTTTTTTATTCATGAAAAATCTCCTCATCTAGTATTTTTTTGGTTTCTTGGAACTTTCGAAAGTTTTAAATACAAATTCATTTGTTTTTAGTAAAATTTTTAGATAAAAATTTTTTTAATGAAATAAATATTTCTAAACAATGATACTATATTTAATACAAATTAGCAAGTTTTAAAGTATATTTTAAGAAAATCAAACCAATTTTTCATTTACTTAATTAAAAAATATTTAAAAAATTCTGAATCATATAAAAATATTTGCTAACTTATTTTTGCCAAATACTCTATTTTTTCTTTATTACTTTATATTTTTCCATAAAAACAAGAAAATTTTTTCTTTGATTTTATTGTATTTTAAATATTTTTATTTAAGATTCTTTATCTCTTACTTAATATACTATTTATAAGAAATGCTACATAGAATCTTAAAACAAGTATTCTTATTCTTTACATTACCCTTTTGTAGATTAAATAAAAAGCTGTTTATCCTTTTATTCCTAAAAAACAAATCATTAACAAATATTTTTAATAATTCTATTTTTCAAAAGTATAAATTGTGCTTTCCATTTTTTTGTGATACGCTGTAGATAGAAAATATATCTTTCATTCTTTTATAAAATAATTATTTTTTTAACTATTCTTCCACTCAATTATCATTTATTTTATTCTCAAACTTTAAAAGGAGATGATATATCCATGAAATTTTATATAAATATACTTACACATGAGATTCATAATAGTTTATGTACTCTTGCTGATCCAATAAAATATCTAAATATTATTAATTTAGGAAATTATCCTTCTTCAAAATTTGCCATTCAAATAGCTATAAAAAAAGGCTATTCTAAGGCAAAAAGCTGTATCTACTGCTGTAATAAAAATTATCCTAATGTCTAAGGAGATGAAGATTATGTATTTTTACATCATAAAAAAAATCAAAAATAAATTAGGTTATAATGTAATTCATACTCGTAACTGTAATTTAAAATTTAGCCAAAAAGATACTGTAAATCTAGGCTACTTTAATAACTATATTGAAGCTTCTCAATATGCAAAATCTATTGAATATCTTCCCATTGCATGTCTTTCTTGTACAAATGAAACTTCAATAGGTTCATTTAAAAATTAATTTTTCTATTAAAGCATTTTTTCAATATAATCTATACTTTTAAAGTACAAACTAATATAGTATAATTAATTTGTCATGGATTTCTTTTTATTATTCAAAAGCTATTTTAATGATTTAAGCCCACATGGGCTTTTTATTTTATATTGATTTTTTATATAAAAATATCAATTATTAACAAACTTTTTTCTAAATCTATAAAATTTTTAATATATTTTTAAATTATTTATAACTTCTACTTCTAACCTGAATAATCAAACTAAATAATTAGTTTTGTTTTTTTATTTGTATTTCATGGTATAATTGTTAGAAGAGCAAAATAGTTTCAGATTTTTGTCTTACTTCTATATTACTAAGTTATATTGTATTAGGAGGTTATTATGAAAAAGTTTATTCAACAAAAATTAAATCAGAATTATATTGTTATTTTATACTACTATATCCTTAATACTAAAAATAAAATTTTTAAATTATTCTTATCTCAAGATTCTAAAAATAACTTTATTTTTGAGGATGAAGGTATTATCTGCCTTTATAATAAAGAACCTTTAGAATTTATTCCATACAACCAAATATTAAGATTCAAAATTACCAGAAAGCTTCAAAATTAAAAATTGTAATAATCTAATAAATATATAAAATATTCTCCCTATTTTTCCAATTAACCTCTCTTATAAAAAAATTTAAAAACATCCATAAATTAAATATAAAGTATTTAATTTTCTAAAAGGTGATATTATATTTTCATAAATTATCATAATTTCACTATCTTTGATTACTGCTATAATCTTTATCCACATTATTAAATATTTTACCTTATATAATTTATTTCTGTTATAACTTATCTTTAACTAATAACTAAGGAGGTATTATGAAAAATATGAAAAATGTGATTGAAAAAAATTTAAATCTTGGATTTACTCTAGTTTTATATTATGGAACTCTTGCAGTTAATGATATGATGTCTTGTTTATTTCTTTTTCCTTCTTCACCAGAAAAATATACTTTAAATACACTTGGAATTTCTTATCTTTATATTGACAATTCTCTAGAATTTATTCCATATACTCATATTTTAAAACTTAGAATGATCAAAAAAATATAAAATAAAATTTTATGTATTATATAGAAAAAGGAGGGAGGATTGAAATTCAAATATTTTAATTTAAAATATTTAATAGAAGGAAATATTGTAGAAATATCTTTTCAGGATACTCAAAATAATATAATGCTCCTAGATGCTAATAATTTTTCAAAATACCGTTTTCAAAAATCTTTTTCTTTTGTAGGAGGAATATATTATTCTTCCCCAGTTTATTTTGTTGTTCCTAGCTCTGGAATATGGTATGTCATAATTGAACTCAACAAATCTCAAAACCCTGTACAAGTCACTGTCAATATTCTTCAATAGCAAACATTACTATTACTTAAGGAGGAAAATTTGAACTTAATTATTATATTCTTATTATTTATATTTGTTATAATACTTATTACTTTTCACATTAAAATTGTTCCACAATCAAGAGCTTTTGTAATAGAAAGGCTTGGTGCTTACAAAGAAACCTGGAATGCTGGAATAAACTTTCTGGTCCCTTTTATTGATAAATTAGCAAAAAAGATTTCTTTAAAAGAACAGGTAATAGATTTTAAGCCTCAACCTGTTATTACTAAAGATAATGTAACAATGCAGATAGATTCCGTAATATATTTTCAAATTACAGATCCCAAATTATATACATATGGAGTAGAAAATCCCATAAGTGCTATAGAAAATCTCACTGCTACAACTCTTAGAAATATAATAGGTGATATGGAATTGGATACTACTTTAACATCCAGAGATACAATCAACTTCCAGATGAGAAAAATTCTTGATGAAGCAACTGATCCATGGGGAATGAAAATAAACAGAGTTGAATTAAAAAATATTTTGCCACCTAGAGAAATACAGGATGCTATGGAAAAACAGATGAAAGCTGAAAGAGAAAAAAGAGAAGCTATTTTGAGAGCCGAAGGACAAAAACAGTCTGCTATTCTTGTAGCTGAAGGAGAAAAAGAATCAGAAATATTAAAAGCAGAGGCTGAAAAACAATCTGCTATTTTAAGAGCTGAAGGACAAAAAGAAGTTACTATAAAAGAAGCTCAGGGAGAAGCTGAAGCTATACTCTCTGTACAAAAGGCAGAAGCTGAAGCAATTAAATTATTAAAAGAAGCTGGTGCAAATAAGGAAGTTTTAATGTTAAAAGCTATGGAAACATTTAGTAAAGTTGCTGATGGTCAAGCTACTAAAATAATTATTCCTTCAGAGCTTCAAAATTTAACTACGTTCAGTACTTTATTTGGAGAATTCAAAGAAAAAAATGAATAATCTGATATAATAATATTCAAATATTGATGTAAAAAAGCAGAAAAAATAGAAATTTTCTGCTTTTTTAATTCTTATTATACTAATCTTAATGCCAGCTAAAATATATATTATTTTATCAAATATTCTGTCATTTTTCTCAATTCTGTTTTTATTTCCTTTATATCCTCGTATAAAGCTTTATTATCTTCTTTTCTTTGCTGTTCTAAGAATTTAAATTGCATGTCATGCATAGTTTTATCCACTTTCTTTTCCATATGAGCCATTATAAATTTATGGTAACCCATTAGGATTCCTCCAACTGTTACTGCTATTTTAAAGTATTCTGTCCATTCCATTTGCATCTCCTTTAATTACCTAATTTTTTATCAAAGTGCTTTTTACCTAATATAACAGCCCCTAAGCTTCCTACAAGTGCTGTTAATTCTGTTGGTATAGGTAAGCTATATATTTGAATCCCCATAAATGCAGATAAATAAGGAGTTATTATATGGTGAAATATTACTAAAATACTATAAACATAAAATAAATGGAGTATTCCCCCTTTTTCTATTATACTTGAAAATACATTTAATCTTTCTTTTTCTACATCTGCCATTATCTTTTCCACTTCTTCAGGCTGTAGATATTTTTTTAAAATGTTTGGCAAAAAACTACTTACTGCATTTGTAACTATTTTTTTCAACATATTATCCCTCCTATTTCCAGTTATTTTCTATATTGTTATATCTTCTTTTTACATCTCTAGGTTGTTCTCTTCCCCATTTAAGTCCCAATTTAAAGTTTAAAATATCCTGAGAAGAGAGAGTTTTTTTACTTTTTATAAATCTGTGCATAAGTCCATTTTTACTGAGATTAAACTGATTATGATAATCTACTAAATGAACAAATGTCTTTTCATTTTCAAATTCTGGTAATCCTTCCAATGAAGCCACATAATTTACCATCTGGTTTATATGTTCTTTGTCTAGCCTATCAATATCATTCCTGAATAACTTCAATCTTTCATTTAGATATCCTATATCTTTATCAAGCTTTAACAACTTATTTATATCATGATCCGAAAAGCCACAGATATTTTTTAAGAAATTTCTGGCTCTTACATTATGTGTCACATCAAATTGACTTCTGCCAAAGCTATACCCTGATTTTCCACCTGCATAACTGAATTTGCATATAACATTTTCATTCCCACTAATTTCATTTAAAGCTATTACCTTCATTATTTTTTCTAAATTTATATTTTCCATTATTTCTTTTATATTCATTTTTTCCTCCAAAAATTATTTTTTGTAATTTGTAATTTAGTTTTTAAAAGTTTCTACTTTAGAAGAGATATATTTGTATATTCGATGTATTTTTTATTAAAATCGTTAGTAATTTAAAAATTTCTGTCCTTTTCCTATAAATTCTATCTTCCTAAGTTTAGATAATTCTAATCCAGCCATGCTATTTTTAGGTACAACTTGGCAGAAGCAAGAAGGTCGATTCCTGTTAGGTTCTAATTCTGCATATACTCTTGGAAGTACTGGTGGAAGTTCTACAACTACCCTTAGTAAAGAAAATTTACCTAATGTAAAGTTGCAGATAGACAGCTTTTCTCTTGGAAAAGGAACACAAGAAATAACTGGGGACTTCTATACTTCTAATTATATTGGATATGCTGGTAGTGGAGCATTTTATAGAAAACAATCAGGATTAGGTGGACATGGTGGAGATAGTAGTTCAGGTAATAAAATAGGCTTCCAAGCCTCTAAAAGCTGGACTGGTATGTCTACCAGTGCAGCTCCCTACACCGCTAACATGGGAGATAGTACACCTTTTAATAATATGCCTCCATATTTAGTAGTTAATATCTGGAAAAGGCTAAGTTAGACGTTTCCAAATATGGACAGTGTAGTAGGCAGGGGTAATATCTAAAGGAGTTCCAGAACCTAAGCTAGAAGTATAAGGAGAGGCTGTACCAGTATTTTGTCCTCCACCTTCCACGGTATTAGTAGTATAGTTATTTCCCCAGTCATTTCCACCAGGAAATCCCCCAGAACGTCGAGCTCCGGGATTGAATGCGGTGTAATTATGCGTATGTTTTGTAGTTGTAACAGAAAAAGCATCTACCTGCACTTTTACAGCTGGAAGATTTGCTTTAGAAATTGTTACAGTATTACTACCACCTATCTGTCCGCTAACTTCTCCAGATTTGGTACCCTTAATAAAAACATCTTCGATTTTCTCCCAAGTCGTTCCAAGATAGCGGGTTGCTGGGTGTTCTTCCGAATCTATGTAAGCCAACCAGCCGATTGGCACTGGGCAGAAATTTTTAAATTTCTACTTATATTTTTAAATAAGCCCTGCATTTTTACGCATTAAGAATATCCTGTTTTGCTGGTCTGCTGCGCTTTTCTGCTGTATATAATGTTCTTCTGTCACTTTTGTATTAGCATGCCCTGCAAATTCACTCGCGGTTTTTGTATCACTTAAATTATTTATTTGGTTAATTGCAGTCTTACGGAGAGAGTGCGGGTATAATTTAGGTATATCTATCAGACTTCCCATCTTACGAACACGTCTCCTAATAGCCGTCTGTGACATTTGATTATATTTGTTCTTATAGAAAGTAGTAAACAAATAATCTATCTCTATACCTTTCTTTTCCCTTGTCTTTATCCACTCTTGCAAAAGTTTTTTTGTGCTGGTAAAGAAAAATAGATCTCTTACCTTTCCCATCTTTTCCCCAACATTTTTGAACATGTTGTTTTCTATGTCTAACTGCGACATTTTTAAGCTATGTACAGCGCTAATCCTAAAACCACTATCCAGAAATAATTCCCACATTAAACGGCTTTCTATATCGAATCGTTTTTTATTTAGCTCCATAAGCAAGCTTACAGTAAATATCTGCTTCCAAGTAAGAAAATAGCTTTCTCTTCTCTTGTCTGCTTCTGTAATTTTTAATCTATCCAATTTGTCTCTAAATGGATGGTGTTTTATTAAATCCCTTTTAGCAGCCCATTTATAAAAGCTGCTTATTGCTGTTATCTTCCCATTTATAGTACAGTTGTTGTTTTTGTTATTACGACAGTGGATTATAAATCTCTCCAGAATGCTTATAATCTTTTTTAAAGTGTCCTCTGCAAGAAGGTACCTATTCCCTTCCTGCGTATGTAAAAACTCCATAAAGTTATACATACTATTCTTATAAGTTCTATAAGTAGTATCCTTAACATTAGAATTTACAGCATAGTTGCTGTCTAGATAAAGTTGGTATAAAGCTCTGTTTTTCTCACTTATTTTCATTTTTAAGCCTCCTGTATAATTATAATAACTACATCATACAGGAAGGTCTTATGCAAAGTAAGCAATTATTGCAGGTAATGTTGGATATAAACTTTCTATTGGAGTATTTATATCTACATAGTTATTAGGAAGCTCTAACCAAGCCTGTCTAAAAGTGTCTCTAGCAGTTTTACCTTCTGGACTTTCTTCTATATCTCCTCTAAGTACTGCTTTATCATATAAGTCCAGTGCATTAAAAATTTTTTCTCTTTCCATTCGAGCTTTTTCTTTCTCTGTTTCTAATGTTATAATCCCTTCTTGGATATAATCCTCTCTTGTCTTTCCCACAATTGCACCATCTACTATTTTTTGGCTGTAAGGGTCATAAGCCACTATTTTCCCATCTATTAATAGTTCGTTTTCTGTTAGTTTTCTTTGGTTTCTCTCTAGTTTTTCCTCTTCTGTAGCTTCTCTTATTGTGTCTTGCTCAGCTATATATGTTATAAAATGTGGCAAGTCTTCCCCCACATACAAGCAGGCTTTTCCTTCAAAGTACTCTGCCATGTTTTGTACAGGCTTATCAGCTACCATAAATACACAAGACACCCCTTGTTTTGCTTGTTCTCTACTTATATAAATATATTTTTTACTCATTTTTTATCACTCCTTAGTTTTTTTATTTTAAATTATAATTAGGCAATACAGATGTATGCCTAGGTATACAATTACCATGTATCCCATTTAAATCAAATCTCTTTTCTGGCAATTTAGCGAATACAAATATATTATTTTCTTTTACATATTTCTTTATTTGCTTTCTAATATATCTTTTTAATTTTTTAGAATTTTTACTCATTTTTTTTGCTCCTTTTTTCTTATAAAATGTTGGTAATTTAAAAATTTCTGTCCTTTTCCTATAAATTCTTTATTCCTAACACTAGGTACAGAGAACCCTGCCACTCTGTTTTTAGGCACAACATGGGAAAAGCAAGAAGGTAGATTTTTACTAGGTTCTAGCAGTAGCTATGCTCTTGGAAGTACTGGGGGAAGTTCTAATATCACCTTAACAGAAGTAAATATACCAAGACATAGACACCAAGTAGACAGCACTACTGCCACTATTCCAGCCCACACACATTCTATAACTCTACAAAATCACTCTGGAGATAATTACAGTGCTAATAGAGTTGGATGGGGAGCAGATAACTTAGCTGGAAATAATGCTACAGTTAATACTTCTAGTGCTGGTGGAGGTTCTACAGGAGCTATTGCACCTTATACAAGTTATATAGGAAATGGAACACCCTTTAATAATATGCCTCCATACCTTGTCTGTAATGTCTGGAAGCGTTTAACTTAACCTCTTCCAAATATGCACTGTATAGAAACTAGGGGTAATATCTAAAGGAGTTCCAGAACCTAAAGTTTCTGTAAATGGAGAGGCTGTTCCTGTATTAGTTCCACCACCAAGATTTACGTTAGTGGTAGAGCTTCTTCCACCTGGATATCCCTCACAATTTCCATAACTACTGTAATTGTGTGACCCACCACCAACTGGATATGTATGTCCATGTTTAGCATTAGTTAAAGCAAAACTATCTACCTGCACTTTTACAGCTGGTAAATTTGCTTTACTAATAGTTTTAGTATTACTACCCCCAGTCTGTCCACTAGCATTACTGCCAGATGTTGCGAGTAAGAATTTACCTTCTATTTTCTCCCAAGTTGTGCCTAAATACTTAGTTGCTGGATTGTTGGATAAAGTAGTAATGTAGATATCTCCCACACTATATGGACAGAAATTTTTAAATTTCTCTTCAATTTGGCTTAATTTATCTTCTATCTTTTTACCTGTGTTATAGTCCTCAGAAACGTCACCTTTGTCCAGTTTTCCACTTATATCAACATTTTCAACATCTACTACTCCTCCTTCTTTTAAGGTCATTCCTTTTCCTAATTTTATTCTTCCCAACTGAGTAGGAGAAGCTATTTTATCTAATTCTTTAATAGTTTCTTTTAATTTTTCTCTTATTTCAAAATTGCTATAATTTTCAAAAATTGCTGGATCATTTGTTAGCGTTGTAGATTCTGTCTTGCAATAAAATATTCCGAAATTATCTCTATCTAAATAATATTCTCCCTGCTTTTTTGTCCCAGCTTCCTGAATAATTCCAGATATCTTTTTACCTACAAGTTTTTCTATTGCAGTAGATATTTTTAAGGCTGTATTAAATATTGCTGGTAAATTTTCTCCTTTACTTAAATATCCACCATCTGCATTCATGTCCTCATTTATACTTTGTGCCCACTGGTCTATTTTAGTCATATTTGGCTCTGCAAAATCAACTACAAAAGTACCTTTAGAATAAAATCCAGGTATAAATAAATTTAAAAATGGAGTAAGTCTGTCTTCAGACAACTCTGTTACTTCATATTTTTCCGTCATTATTTCCATCCCTCCTTGTATAATTAAGTTTAGCTAGTTGCTCATATGTGTTCTCTGACAGTTGGTCATATCTATAGTCTGCCCATGCTGGAGCATATCCTCTCTGGTATCTTAATTTTGCTAATTCTTCATACGTTGTCTCTGCCATCTGTGCATATGTAAGGTCTTCCCAAAATATATCTTTTGTCATCATGTATCTTATCCCTGCGGCTTTAAGATTAGATAAACAGAAAATAACTTTTTCTTCTTCTAATTCGGCTGGATAAGTAACTTCTATTTTTCTAGTTGCAATATTCCTTACTTGGACCCTATTGTCTTTGTAATTAAAATACCCTGCTATACCATTTATTATAGAATTTTCATCTCCTAAGCTTCCAGAAGCTATCTTTTTCATTTTTATCCTATTAAGAAAATATCTGTCCTTTTCTCCTTTCCTTTCCTCTTCATAGTCATTTCCTAGATAATCAATACTTTTTCCAAAAATAAAATCAAAATCATTTATCTTTTCTGTATCTTTTATTGCCTTTATAAGTTTATTTAATTGTTTTGTTATTACTTCTAAATAAGCACTTAGCTTGCTATTATCTATATTGTAAGAAGCTGGTAAATGCTCTGCCATTTCTGTAAGTTCTAATATTTTTACTACATCTTCAACAGCCATTAAATCACCTCTATTGTAGAAGGATCGCAATAAAAGTATTCTCCAACTGGAATATTTATATTTTTCTTTTCTGTTGGAGAAGAGGACAATCCTGCCTTTGCACTAACTTCAAGTATTTCATCAGAAACAGCATAAGCTCTCGCTTCCAGCTGATTAATTACTATACGTTTCATTTTTGTGTTTAACCCTGTTTGTTGTATCTCTTCTATATAACTTTTAACAACTTCTTTTATCGCTGTTTTAATAGAATCTGGGACCTCTCCATCTGCATAACTTATTATTTCAACTGTTACATATAATTGTCTTTTAGTCATCATGTAGAAATTTTCTCTTACAAGCTGCCCTCCTGAATTTTCCACTTCATAACCTCTATCTCCTTCTGTATTTATCCCAGCAGATTTAAATTCATGTATTGTTTTAGAAACTTCTTCCGAATCAATTCCATCTATATACACTCTTATATATCCAGGTTTTAATCCGTTTTCATCTATTTCATCTGTTACATTTTCCAAAACAAGAGCATTATTTATAGTTTTAAGTTTTAATAATTCAGAAGTTATTGTGTTTACTGTAGACCCTCCTTGATTTCGCCTATTCCTTCTAATTCTTTCCCTGTAAGATGAATCATTTTCAATCCCATCCCCTCCAGTTGCTGGTGTAATATTGCTAACAGATATAACTCCAGTTATATTATTCCCTAACTCAGATATATCTCCAATAATGGCATTATATATATCTCCAGATCCTGTTGCAATCGCTTGTACCTGTCCTTTTAATGTTTTATCTATCTTCAGAGAGGATACAGTCATATAAGTGGCTTCTGTTTCTCTTTTCTTTAGTAAGGTCCACTTTGGAATAGTCATTTCTCTATTTGTAACAAACTCTATTGTTGTTGTTGCATAATTTCCCTTTCCTCTAATTACAGGAGGTTCCTCAGATTTACCATGGTAATCCAATTGGATTCCTGTAGAATAATCTAAAAATTTAGAAAAATAAGCTTGCTTTGCCCCTTCCCAAGCCTTAGCTAATTTGTCAGAAAAAACCATTGTCATAGCTCCTTCAGGAGTATATAGGTCAAGTTCCCACTCTTGCCCAAATTTAATTTTTAAATCATCCTCTATTTCTTTTAAGATATCAGGGTACAGCATAGATACAAACCCTTTTTCAGTAACTCCATATTCCATATTATCCCCTCTTTCTTATCTCGATTGTGTACTCATTTCCATCTGTGCATAGAACCATAAAATTTATTTCCAGCACATTTGTTTTTATATTTTGCTTTGCAGTAAGTTTTTTAATTTCTACCACTGCTTTGTCTTTTATAAGTACTTTTTTTATTTCATTTTTTGCCATTTGTTCCTGCTCAGCCCCTGTTAAAGAGAGTATCTCTATCCAAGGTATTCCTTCATCTTTATTTAAATACCATTCCCCTTTCATTAACTCGATTTTTAAAATCAACCTTTGCTTGATGTCTTTTGTTTTATCTGCTATAGCAAAATGTTTTTTATCATCTAATGCTATATCTCTGTTTTTTAAATCTAGTTCTATTGCCATTACTCACCTCTAATTTGGTGGAGATGAATCAAGTTCAGGACCATCTCCTGACATATATTTATGTTTATGATTTTTACCACTCTTTCCTGCTATCATTACATCTTCAGTTCCAGATACAGTTGGAGCTTCCATTTTTATCCCAGCTTTAATATTTTTCCTTGCTTCCACATTGTCTGAGGCTATTAAATTTTTACATTCTATTGTTGCCAACGGGGCTTTTATAGAGGTTGCATTAAGTGCTGTTATTATTTCTACTGTTGTATCTATGCTACCATCTGCCTTAAAAACTATTTTGTGCCCTGTTTCTTTATTTACAATAAGTAAATCATTACTATTTTCTACTGGCATTTCATCATATTCCCCATCTATAGTTCCCAATACAATCCCGTCTGTAAGATTAAATCTTCCATTTTTAGTTACAGATTCTGGTTTTTTACTGGTTAATATCTTCTCTAAGCTCGTTTCAGAAAACCCGATTATAACTAAATCTCCTTTTTTAAGTGGATGTCTTACTGCAAAAGTAGAATCATTTAAGAAGCATACAGGACATCTTTCTATTATCTGTGGTTCTACTTCCTTCCCTTCAATAACAGGTCTTGCAAGTGGGAGAACAGAAGCTTCCATTTTTACAGGATCAAAAGAAATTATAGTTCCTGGTATTTTAGTATGTATTTCATTTAACAGGATAATTTTCCATTTATCTAACAATTCTGTTATATTAATCATCGCCCAAATCACTTTCCTTTTCCTTCTCTTCTCCTAAATCCTTTTCTTGGGTATGTATAGAGCATTCCACAGTTGTTTCAAATTTTAGCCTGCTATAATAATGGGAAACTGTATCTATTGTTGTCTTAATAGTTTCTCCTTTTTTATTTACAATATTTAGCCTCATATTTTCTTGCAGCAGATTATTTAAATACATATTAAGGAGATATCCGTTTTCGGTTTTTCTTATTTCTTTTAATCCTGTATCTGCGGATATTGTTGTTTCTAATTCTTCATATCCTTTTTTAACAAAATATATTAAATTTTTCTTTATCCTTACCTCTGCATTCACCTGCAAAGCTAATTTACCAAGCTCACTTTTTAGAGTTCCTTGTGCATTAAAGCCTCGTGTAAATGTATAGTCACTACTGTCTATAACTCCCATGCCATATGTAGAAGAAATCATTATGTTTTTGACTATTTCTTTTACTGTAGAGCCTGCTGTATAGCTTTTATTTACTATTTCGGTACTCCACTGTCTTTCGCCCTCTGTTGCTTGTATTTCTATTCCTCCACTACTGTTCTCCTCAATTTCTTCTATGTCTCCATAAAATATAAGCCCTTTTCCAGAAGTTTTATAGCCAGCTATTATTATAACTTTTGCTCCTTTAGTAACATAATGTTGCTCTTCTTCACTTTCCTTTTCTTTTTCTTCTGTTTCTCCTAAGTCATTTTCTTCCTTTTTTTTCTTTAATAGCATTGTTTTAGTTGCTTCTGTAAGGTAGTTTATATTAATAAGTCCAGTGTTCCCAGAACCTCGTGTTCTTCTATTTACAGAGAAACTAATAGAATAATTTGAATTGTTATATGTAACCCCATCTATAATAATATCTACATCTGGTATAAAATTAAAAGCCAAGTTCCTCTGCCCCTCCTTTTATCCTAGAAACGACCATTTCCCAATCGTTTCCTAGATTTAAAATATCAAAATATTTATCAACTGCCTTCTGTGTAAGAGGTAATAATTTCAAACTGAAATTTACTCCAGGTATCATATTTGCTAACATCTCTACATTTGCAATCATATTTTGCCCAGCTGCAAGATATTCCCCTCCTTTTGTAAGAATATCCAATGTCCCATCTTTTAAAAGGTTGAAATTTATTTTGTTATTACCTAATGTTGTCAAAATACTATTAGAGACATTACTTTTAAGTTCTTCCAAGCTTCCAAAATCAAGGCAATTAAGATTAAATATTCCATTATTTTCCTTTATTCCCATTTCCGAAAGAGCAGCTAATGTACTATCTGGAAGAAATTTTGTTGCAACCTTAACTTCTTTTAAAGGTCTTTCTATATATTTTATATTTCTTTGTGGTTTATCTGTTGCTGTTTTCCCAGGCTCTGCTTTTTGCGTTAACAAGGCTTGCTTTAAGCTTATTACACAAGCAAAGCCATTATTAAAAAATTCCCAATTATTTAAATTCTGTATCATCATATTTTCATATATAATGCTTTCTTGTAAGTCCTCTATAGTTATTAAATTTTCTGGAGAATAAAATAAATCTTCAAGATATTCCCTTTTCTCCCTGTAATCTTCATCAATGTTTTTTCTTGTATAATATACAGAAAATTCCAAGTTTATAGGGTTTAAAGTATTATTATCTGTTGCAACTGTCTTATCTTCCATGATTTCATCTGGAGAGTAGGCAGAATAAGAAGGTGTTATTTTTGAGTTAAAAAATTCCATTCCGTTTATTTTTACCATTTATTCGTCTCGCCCTCCCATTATAGATCTCTCAAACTTCAAAGTAGAATTCCAGTTCTTTTTATATGCCTCTTGTACTTTTTCATCTATCAACTCAGCTAATCCGTCAATGGATTCTTGACTTGTAAATATTCCGCCATTTACAGTTACTTCTACTTTAGGAGGCTCTTTTACTATAAGAGCAGAACTATTTTTATTTAAATCTCTAAGATTTAAGTTCAATCTTGTGGCTTCTCCTAAAGCAGTTGTTTTATATAATTCATTCATAGCCTTTTCATTTTCTTCTTTTCTATTTTTATTTTGATTATATGTATATTTATCTTTATCTATTTTGTAAATCTTAGGAAGTTCAGTAATTCCAGAATAAAGGTACGATTTCATATAATCACCTAATTCCAAATTACTAGCAGATAATAAGTCAGTATCTGGTTTTTCTATTTTCCAGTCAGGATGCAACTTTTGAAAATATTCTTTTTGTTGACTAGGATTTAGGTCCATTAATTTTTTATCACTATATAGTTCAAGCTTTTTTCTTTCGAATTTTTGTATATTTTGGCTCATTTCTCCTTCTTCTACAATGTTCCTCCCTACAAATCCCAAAGTAGTATCAGGTATAGCTTTAAAAGCTCCCCCTGTTGCCATGTTTAAAATTTCTCCAGTATTATACATAAAATCTCCTGCAAGAGCAGCCCCTTTTTTAGTGTAAGACCATAAACCAGAAACAAATTTAGATGCTGTGCTTTTTTCTTCTTCCAACCCTGTTCTTATATCCTTTGTTCCATCTCTAAGAATTTTCACAAAGTCCCATGCTACAGGTTCAAATATTTCTCCTAGAACTAGCCTAAGTCCATCTTTTTCACTTTCAAAACTTCTTTTCATTCCACCATATCCAGCTTCCATGAATTTTGCCATCTCTTTAGTTTTTCCATTAGAGAGGTCATCTATTGCATTTCCATAGTCAATAATATTTCCAATGCCTTCTTTAAATACAATATTCATGGCTGACATGGCTTCTGTTCCAAAAACTTGTTGCATAAACATAGCTTTTTGCTGTCCATTCATTTTTTTGGTAGCCTTTTCTATTTTAAGCATAGCCTTATTTATACCTATAAATTTTTTATTTTGGTCAAAGAGATTTATATTATATTTTTTTAATTGCTTTTGTGCACTTCCTACTGGTGCTTGTAGTCTTAAAAAAGAAGCTCTCAAAGCGGTTCCTGCTTGTGTTCCTTTTATCCCACTATTAGCTAGAACTCCTATATATGCGTTAAGGTCACTAAATTCCATACCTGCATTTTCTGCAATAGGAGCCACGTATTTCATGGCTTCACCAAGCTGTCCAAAGTTAGTGTTAAATTTATTAGTAGTATAAACCATTCTATCTGTTGCATAGTCTAATTTATCAGCTGCAAAACCATAAGCAGAGCCTGTATCAGTAGCTATATCAGATACCAACTTCATAGATTCACCTGTTGCTTTTTGCGCTGCTACAACTGTTGGACTAGCTGCCTTTATTTCTTCTAGTGTATAACCTGCTAATGCCAGAAATTCCTGTGCATCAGAAACGGCTTTTCCTGTACTGTGGAACTCTAAAGCAACTTTTTTTGTAGCATCTCCTAAATCTTTTAGTTGTAATTCTGTTACTCCTATCTTGGCACCTGTTTTTCTTAGAGAATCATCAAATTCCCCATAGGCATTAGTTGTATTTATTATTAAGTCAGCAGTCCTTTTTACAGCGTAGCCAACACTTAATATCCCAGCTCCTTTTTTTATAAGACTTCCCATTTGCCCTTCTAAAAGTCCTACTTCAGAAGCTCCTTTTTTAGCTCCTGTTTTGATGCCTTTCAATCCATCTTCTGCTTTTTTAAAACCAGTAGAATCTACTTTATACCCAATCTGAAAAAATAAATCAGATATTTTTCCCAATTTTACACCTCCTTTCAGACAAATAAAAAGCCCTCAGAAATTAAATACTCTGAGGGTTAAAAATATTTTTATTTTCTATTTTTTTAAATTTTGTTGCCAGTTTCTTTTTCTAATCTTTCTTTTTCAAAAGAACTTAAATTATCATTTTTGGTATATATTCCTTTGCTTTCGTTTGCAGCCTTAAGTTCTTTCAGAACTTCCTCTAAAAGCTTTTCTATTTTTGTTTCTTCAGTTGAACTTCCAAAAACTACGCTATTCAGTGTTGCTTTTAAAATATATGAAATCAACAAAGCTATTAATAAAACAGCATAAAATGCTAAAAATAATACTGCCATTTCATCACTGTTAGTTGCTACTCCTATAATGCTAGCTATGACAATTCCAATAATTCCAAACCCAATTGACAAGAGCAATACCTTCATAAATACTTCCACAATACTTAAATCAGATTTAACTTTAAACTTCATAAATTACTCCTTATTCATATTTTGATGGGAAATCGCTACTCCATGTATAACGTCCAGTAGTATAGCTATATTCATAAACACAATTATATGAAACTATACCATTTATTTTCCTTCTTTCACTTCTCTTTTCATTCATTTTTTCTAATTTTTCAGGTGTTATTTTCCCTAATATTTTAACTTCTCCAGTTGCATAACTTCCAATTTTTTTTAAACTTATAACATGAGCTGAGGTTCCAATCTCTTCCAAACCTTTACTTTCGATTTCAGTTTTCAATATACCTTCTTCTAATGTTTTGACTACTTCCGGCTCTATAATTTTGTATTCTTTAAATGGGTTTCCGATTTCTGTTATAATTTCATCCGGTTTAATTGGATTACACCCTGTAAATATAGAAACTAAAGCAATAAATAAAAAAATTTTTTTCATTTTATCTCTCCCTTTTTGAAAATTATATTTCAGTATATTATTACTCTATAATTCTATAAAAGTCAAGGATAAAAATCCCTCAGCACAAAACTGAGGGATTGAAATTTTATTTTATTCCCAATTCTTCCTTTAATGCTTTTTGTAAAACTTGGGAAAAGTTTATATTTTTTGCCGTTGCTAACATATCAAGCCAGCTAGGTATACTAAGTGTTTTTTTCTTATATATTGTTTTTGTTAAAGCTTTTTCATATGGTAACCACAAACTTACATAAATAATTTCTTGGTTTTCATCTAAATTTTTCTTTAACTCTTTGATATCGCTTACTTTTGGAAATTTCTTTCCTTCTTCTTCATAATCTAATAAATTGAGTGTAATTATTTCTTTAACATGTTTTATAGCTTCATTTACGTTTTCTCCATAAGTAGAAAAGTTATCAAGTCCTAAATCAGGTACTCCAACATAAACAATATCATCTTGATAAGTAAGTATCACTGGATAAACTACATCATTCATTTTATACACTCCTTTTTAATTGTTTGAGGTGGTGCAGGGTTATTTCAACCCTGCTTGCTTCAAAATACTGTTCACAGTTCCGATAGGTAAGTCTTTTTTAGGATGGGGAACTGTTACTTTCCCACTCTTCACAGGATGTACAAAATGATTGTGACTGCCTTTTACTTCCTTTAAAATCCACCCATCTTTTCTGAGTATCTTGATTAGGTCCGATGACGTCATATCGACCACCTCAAAAACATTATACCACGTATTTAATACGTAGTCAATACTTTTTTCCTCAGAATATTCAATTTCCAATGTCCTTTTTATCTTTTATTTTTCTGAATTTCTTTCTATTTCTTTAACTTCTTTTATAAATGTATAAGTTTTAAAAAGTTTTTCTGCATTCCAATTACGCACTTCCCAGGGGTCTAGGTGAAAATACTGAGCTATGATATGAGAATAAATCTCATCTACTTCCAGATTATAACTCTCTGTATCTATATATCCTTCATCTGTAAACCTAAACCCCGCTACAAAATTTATCTGTTAAAGTACTAATACACTCAGGTTTTAGCATATTCACTTTCAACCCTGCTGGAATACAGTCAAATTCATCAAAAACTATTTGAGCTATTTTTTCTATTTCCAGTCCGCTTATTTGAGAAAGTTCCTCATCTTCTTCCTCTTTTTTATCTACTTTTATAAATCTTATAAAAGTATTCTCTCTTTTTACTCTTAACAATTCTGATGTAGTAGGCTTTCTAAATCTACATTCAAATAAAGTCCCTTCTTTATCTTCTAGGACCACACTTTCAAACTCTGCTGTATCCTCTATTTTATGTGGTACATAATCCTTGTACCCCACTATTTTCTTTTCTTTATCTTCCATTAATATTCTCCTTCTTTAGCTGATATTTTTTCTGCTCTAAAGTTAAAAGTTCTTGCATTTTTATTTCCTGATGAATTTTTTCCATTTGCTCCCTCATTAATGATATAACACTTTATAAAGTCAACCTTTTCTCCTCCCGGATTTCGATTGTCTCTAGTCATAGAAAACATTTTTTTAGCATTCATAAGTTGCCTTAATTTTTTCAATAAAGTTCCAGCATCTGGTCGAATTGATATACTTCCATTGACAGAATCATCTGTAAGCTCGAAAACTATATCACTTCCTCCAGAATCTTTCCTAAATTCCAAAGTATCTCCATTCCTTTCATAAGAAAAAGCGTCATCCCCATCAAAGGCATTTGTGAAGTCTGTTCCATCTATTGTTATAAAATCCCGTTTTGCATTATACGCCACTTGCTTGACCTCCTTTTATTTTATTTATATCAAATGTCAACAGCCCTTGTATTTTCCCCTCTAAACATTCACCACGAGGCATTGCTGCCCATTCTACAGAGAAAATACCTGCTTTTATATCTGCTTGTGTATATTTTGTTTTCACTTTTACATACGCTTTAGGATCTCCAGGCTGAGCATTTGCTCCGGCTTGAATTTCTTCATCTGTCCATGTAGCTATAAATTTTCTATCATTCCCTGCATAATCCTGTATCACTTCATAAAGGGCTTGATAAATCCTTGAAGCGTCTCCTGGATCTGCACCCGGATGTCCTACAGGATCGTTTGAAGTAAGTAGGTTTACCATGGCAATGTGCATATCATCTTCCATATTTACCTTACCCCACTCATTTTTTATAAATTCTCCTGATGTAGTTTGTCCTGGTACAACTACATAAACTCCTCTTCTTTCTTCGTTGGCAAAATTTACTTTAGCATTTAAAAGCTTTCTTTGTTCAGAAGCTGGTCTTGGATTTTTCTGTATTCCTTGCAATCTTCGCCAACTCCAAGGTAAATATCCAGGTACTGTTGTTGTCATAAATCCTACTGCTTTAGCCTCTATATGATCGTCTCCATCGAACGCTATAGCTCTAGAATTAAATGTTTCTACCATTCCTTCTACCTCTGAAATTGACAAAGTTGTTGGAGTTGCATATACAGGAAATTTTTTATTTGCTACAGCCCATCCCACCAGTCCTGTTACTAATTCTTTATTAAACGTATCTAAAAATACAAATAAAAAATTATCATTTTTTTCTATCACTGTATCAAGAAATGCTTTTATTCCTGCCGCTTCTGCAAGTCCAGTTTTTCCAACAACGTCTACAGAATCCACTCTTGTTTCTCCAGAGAAAAATGCTTCTACCTTCTTGTAAACATTATCTTCTGGTGTTACTTTTTCAGTACTCTCAATATCTCCAGCTTTTTCAACTGTTTGATATTCTATGTCTTTATTAGTAGATATAATAAGGGTTCTTCCAAATTCTATGGCTTGAATTCCTATTGTATCACTTAAAATATTAGAATCTATTAATCTCAAAATTCTACCTCCTTCTTTTCTATTATTTCCGCTTTTTTAGCTCTTGGTATTAAGTCATTTCTTAATATATCTATAATAAAATTTTGTTGATATCTGTACCTAGATACAGATTGATTTTGCAAAAAATTATTTATATTTACTATCTTTAACTTTCCTCTTAAAGCCATATCCCTAAAAAATTCATTTTCCTTATTCATTGTGTATCTTGTAAAAATATTTTCATTAGACAAGTCATAAAGTAACTTATCTAAATTAAAAGTTTTATCACTTTTAAAATAAACTTGTAATTCAAGCATATACTCAGCATTAAATATATACTCTTCTATTATTTCTTCATTAGCTTTTCTAGTTGTCAAATATCCCTCAGCAGCAGTGTTCACTTCTAATATAGAAAACTTTATTAAAGGATATCCTCCATATTGCTCTATATCTTCTTCGGATAGCTCTACATCAGAAAGAAGACAAGAATATTCAGTTCTATTACTAAGATATTCATACCAAAATTCTTCCAGCTCTTCCTTAATCGTTAGTGCCACCTGTTACCACCCTCCTAGCTAAAAATTGGGTATAATCTGTTAAATCATTATTAAATTCTTTTTTTAATATATATTCTTTTCCTGCCAAAGAAAAAGTATCATTTATTTTAGGTTGGTATTCTTGCTTTTTAACAAAATATGCTTTCATATCCCCAGTTACAAAGCTACTTGTATCCTCTAAGCTATTAGGGTCAATTCTCATAATTGCTGCCTTTCCTGTAAAGATTATTTCTTTTTCTACTGGTCTACCTGCAACTATTTTCCCTTTTTCCCTTCTCTTAAATTCAAAATTTTTAGAATATTTTTTTATTATATGTGCATGATTAAATTTTTTACTCATTTCCACGCCCCTTTGTTCCTGATATTCCTTTAGTTGTAACTATCCTAGTTCCTACACTTCTTCTCATGTCTCCACTGTCAACAAGAGGAGTTCCATCTCTATATTTAAGAGGTGGAGGCATATCTTTCCCAAGTTCTTCCTTAACTTTAGCAGCTAAAATAATAGCTACCTTGTTATTCATTTCCTCAGTAGAAATATTTTTTTCTGTTATTTCTTTCAGTCCTTCAGTTAACATTTTTTTATAAAAACTTTCGTTTCTTGTAAAAGCTAAGCTTAACCACCTACGAGCAGGAATTTTTATAATAGTTCCTTGCTTTACGATTCTACCTAGTTTAGGAACAAATCTGTTTTCTTTTACTTCTATTTCTGCCCCAAATTCATGTGTAGCCCCTATTTTAACCATTGTCGAATCATCAGAGCCAAATAGTCCTGTTTTAAAAGTTACAGAACCATCTTTACTCAGACTTTTTAATCTTTTCCCTAGCTGGGTTTCTCTAGTGCTTATTTTAAAAGTCATAAAATCCCTATCCCTGATACAGCTTCTTCCACTCCGCTTGCTTGATTTTTTATAGACAAATACATCTGTCCATAAGGGCTTCCTTGAAGTCCCATCCCAAGCTTAGGAGTAAGTTTTTTATCTGTTGTACTATCTAACTTGTCTTCGGAAGTCTTGAAATAGTTTATATAGAGCAAATGACAGGTCATATAGACTTCTGCCATTTCTCTATAATCCTCATCTAACTCCCTATTTTTTATATCCTTATCCACCATAAGAGAAGCATACTTTAGCTGTAATTGTATTTTGCTTTCTTCTATATCTTCTACTTCTAAATATGTATCTTTTATTAGTGTTACAGTTGCAGTAGGGTTCATAGATAAGTACCTCCTATTTTTCTTTATTTTCTGGCTGCACTTCAACTTCAAATTTTTCTGCATATTCTACGATATATATATTTTTAGATATGGCATTTTTTATAACAGTATTATTTTTTTTAATTTCTTCCAGCTTATCTTTTTGTTCTTTATTTATATCTGCAATAGATGTACCTGGAATAAAACAAAAATCTCCCATCCATAAAGGACTATTAGTTTTATTTATAAATTTTACTTTCATTTTTTATATCCCTCCTAGTTAGCTCCTGTTAATTTTGCAATTGCCAGCGGTTTTAATAACATAAATTCAGATAATTTTTCTTCAATTGGTGTTTCTTCTGCTCTTCCATTTTTATATGTTTCTCCTATTGTTATATCCAAAACAGGAACAAAACCAAAGTTTTCTGGCACATCATCTAGGAGCATAGGAGCTTCTATCCCTATTATGCTTTTATAAGTTTCAAAATATCCTCTTTTATCTAAGACTTCTTTAATAGTCATAGCACTATCTATTACTTTTCCAGTTTTATCTGTATATACTTTGCTATTAATCAAAAAGTTTAATTTCTCTGGCATAGCTAGAGTTCTTGCTTTATATATTTTGCCTGTTGTCATAGCTTCATACATTTTTGCAATATCCCCAACTATCTCCTCTCCTGTTGCAGTAGCCCATGGTTTAGCAGCTGCTACAATATGAATACCTTGGTTTCCATCGACAGAATTTATTCCATCTACTCCAAGTTTATTAAATCCATTTAGCAAGAAATCATTTTCTGTTTCTGCTACAATTCTAAAAGCTTCTATTGTCTTATTTACTGGTTTCACTTTTCCAGTAGCAATATCATCCTTTTCATTTATATCTGTTCTAATTGCTATACTTATCCATTTTAGATCCCATGAATCTTTAGTGGCTACTGCATTCATTACTGGCAAAGTATTGGGTCTAAGATCACTTATTAAGGCTTTTCCATCTGTAAAATATCTAACTGCACTTATGGTTCTACTTGCGATATCAAGCCCATCTATATTTGTTATTTTTGGGATTATGTCCCTAGCCTCTAAAGGAACCCTATCTTCAAGTATCACATTCGCTAATACTCCTGCATATACATCTGTAAGTGCATTAAGTGGCATATTCATGTTATTTTCTCTTATTTTCATTAGTTTATCCCTCCATTTTCATTATTTAAGTTCTAAAATTGCATATTCATCTTTAGACGCAGATGTTTGGTATACTGCATTAATCTCATCATAACCAGTAGTGCCTTTTTTCCCAAATTTACCACTTAGTCCACAACCTGCTACATCTCCAGCCAGTACAACCTCAGCTACTTTTACCCACACTTGACCTTTTTTAAGTACCTCTACAGTAGAATTTAAAGGATACTCTCTTTTTTCCTCTAAATTTACATTTCTATACAAGGCTACCCCTAAAAATTTACCAGTAGTTAACATTAACTTACACTGGTCTTGTGGGTCTGTTCCTCTCATAACCCCAGCTCCGAATGGAACTACTTCCTCATTGTAAAAATATCCATATTCATTATGTGTAGATACTGCTGCTGCTATCATTCCACCTTTTTTCATATCTCTTGCCATTATTTTTTCCCTCCTATTCCTTCAACTGCTTGCTTTAATAAGTCAATTCCATTTTTCTTCTCTACATTACTCTTTTTATCTCCTTCTGTTACTATTGGAGTAGTAGAATTCAATCTTGTCTTAGCTCCTTCATATAACCCCTCTAAGAAAGCTTCGGTTTTTCCTTCTAGGTCCATATTTGGAAAAGCAGAGTTTATTACTTTCTTTTTAAGTTCTACAGAATTTAATTTTAAAAGATCGTCTGTGTCCTCTCCTGTCATTTTCGCTACCTCAATAACAGAATTTAATCTAGCTACGACCTCGCTATTTACCTTATTATCAATTCCGTTAACTTTTTCGACAAGTTCTTCATTAGTAGTTTTCAAACCTGCCATTTCCCCTTTTAAAACCTCTGCCTCATTTGTTTTTTGTATAAGTTCTTTATCTCTAAGTATAAGTTCTGCATGTAGTTCAGCTGCTTCCATATCTTTTCCATTATATTTTATTGCCATCTTTTCATCTCCTCCATTTTCTTTTTTAAACATTCCTTTTTCATAGCTAACATTTTCATCTTTACTATTAAGCTTTATTATTCCTATTTTTTCTCCTGCTCTTCCTGTCGGAACAATAGAAAAATGATTTAGTTTTAGAGCCACTTGCTTAACATCGTATTGTTCTCCTGTTTCTGTTATTCCAGGCTCTTCGATTATGTCACAATAATATCCAATAGAAAATTGTTCCTTCTTTCCAAGCTTTATGTCTTTAATAACATCTTTATCAATTACCCGGATATCAACTTTTATTTTTTTATCTTCTATTCCATAATTATTTATAACAAAGCCTCTTGTATACATTGTTGCATTACTAGAATTTAAAAATTCCCACGGATGATTATCTGTCATTATCAACCCAGTTGCCTGTGGACTTGCTTTCTCTAGTTCTTCTAAAGGAATAACTTCTCTTGTTACTTTTTCATTCAAGTAGTCTATATACTCCATAGGTACATCCGCCTGAGAAATATACCCCGTTAAATCAAGGAAGCCTTCTGGTGTTTCGTTTTGTCTCATAACATTAAATCTACTGTTTTTTTTAATTTGGCTCATTCTTTCCTCACCTCCTTCCTATGCTGCTAGCATTAACACTTCATTTTCTACTACACTTGCAATACATCTGCATCTTATTGCACTACCTGGAATTTCCCCATCTGGTGGTTCCTCCCAGTTGTAAATCTTTCCATCTCTTTCCATGTGACTTGGTCTTACTCTCTTGTCTCCTGCTGTTATCCACTTAAATTTTTTTAGTCCTATTCCCTTAAACTGCCTTTTAGAAGCCTCAGCAAAAACATTTCCTATTTGGTCCGCTGCTATAAGGTCAGCCCTTGCCTTTTCTACTCCTGTAGTTTGCATTATAGCTTCAGACAAATCTTTTAAAGTTAATCCTTCCTCAACTTTTTCTTTTACCAGCTTAGCCACTGCCTTGTCATAGCTTCTTAAATATTTCAGTGGTTCTGCTTTTATAAGGGATATATTTTCTTCAAGAATTTTTTTAATTATGGATTCATCTACAAAAGCCTGAGAAAAGAAATCCACTCCTTTTATAGTTGTTATTTCTGCATTTATTCCATCTATGGTGTACTGTAAAGCTTCTAACAAGTAATCTATACATAAATTTGCTGCATACTCTGTTGTTATTAACTCCTCGAAATATTTTAGAAACTCTTTTTCTTCTTCTGTTTCTTTCTTATTTAGCCTTATTACTTGTTTTCTTTCCCTATCTTCTATGTATTCCCTTGTAACCTGTTCCATATCTATTAAAGAATTGCTTTTCCTCTTAGGAGAAGAGGACTTTTTTTCTCTTATAAATATTTCCCTGAATTTTTCCTCTATATCATCTATAAGTTTATTTAAAGTTTTGGAGTATGCCAGTTCAACCTCAATAGGGAATCTTTCTTTCATAATTATTCACCTAACCCTAGTTGGCTCAACAAATTATTTTTAAGCTCATCTAGTATATTTCTATCAACTTCTATCCCTTTTATTGATTTTTCTAAGGCTAAAAGTGTTTCAACTACTGTTTTTTGTGCTTCTGCTTCAAGTTTTTCTATTTCTGCTTTTTCTTTTTCATCTACAGATCTGATAGAGTTAAATTTTAATTCAAATTCTGCATTATATTGTCCTTGTTCAGCATATAGTAGTTTCAAGACATTTCTTAACATCTCATCTAAATTATCGGTTTGAAATTTTTCTATATATTCATACCATTTCTTACTGTCCTCTTTAGCACTTGCAAGAGCTCCTTGCGCACTTCCAGTTAACCTCGAAAGTGGTATTCCAGTATCTATGGATATTTCTGTGTAGATATAGTTTTTAAGTTTATCCAAGTCTATCCCTTTTGAGAAATCGGCTGTTTCAAACTCGTCATCTTTTCCTAGGAGTAAAAGTGTAGTTGTATTCATTTCCATTTCTCTTTTTTTCTGGTACTTTTTCTTTCCTATTTCTTTTATTTGTTTACTTAATTCTTTTTTATCTCCTAGCTTTAAAATTTTTAATAGAGCTGCATATGCCAGTTGCCCTGCACTCCAAATTCCGCTATCTTTTATAGTTAAGATATCCCATATTCTTTTATAAAAAGAATCTCCATGTCTTATAGAATTTGTTGTATATTTTTCTGGTCTTGGATATGGTTCATATCCTGTAAGCCAAGAGCAATCTATTTTTGCCACTGGAACAACTCCATATTCATTTTTGAATTGGATTGTTTTACAAGCTCCATACTGTTCCTGCATTTTATCCATTTGCCTTTCTATAGTAACTATGTCTCTAGCTTGGAAAATATTAAAATCTTTTATTTTTCTTATTTTCTTCAAATCAAGAGGGCTGCCAGTTTCTAAAGGTAACCCTTCTAAGACAGGGAATAAGAAAGCTATCCCATCTTTTAATCCTGTTTCTAGTAGTCTTGTTATATAATCAGCACACTCTAAGTTTTTAAATCTTTTCATTACTTTTTCATCAAGTTCTTTATTACCAGAGTTTATTTCAAACCCTGATTTTAAAGCAGACGAAGCAATGTCATTTATTATTCTTTTAGCAAAGCCGTAATCATTGTACATAACATCTATATCACGCTGTGTTAAAATCCTTTCTTCTCCAACCTCCTGTGAAGCTATTGGGTCATATAACGAATCTCCTTTAGTAGAAGCTGGATTATCTGATTTTAAAAAATTCTCTCTTCTTTTTGCTTGCTTCGACACTTAATCACCCCCTTTATACTAGACTGCTACTTCCACTTGATTCCTCCACAATTATTCCACCATATGACATACAGTCAACTAAGTCATCATGTTCTGCAACTGGGAATTCAAGAAGCTGTTTCTCTAAATATCCAAGCCATTCTGCTCCAACGAGATGATAAACTTTTCCAGCTGCATAGTATAAAACTATTGTTACTGCTCTTTCTTCCTTATCTCCTATTGCTTTTAGTTCTTTTATTGGTCTTCCTTCTCTTTTTAACTTCTGTATTATCCCTGTTCCTGATTGCTTGTCCTCTATTGCTTGGAATTTACATTCCCATTTATCCCAATATTGATTAATAATTTTCTCTTGATCTGGAACTTCTATCCTTCCATGAAATACATCCAAAACTAAAATGTCATATTCTGGAGTAACAACTAAAGTTATAAGTCCAGTTTCATCATTTTTAGTTTTAGTTTTTTGAGCTGTATCTGCCACTTGGAAAGCCCAGCAATCTCTTATCAGAATTTTTTTATATTCTCCTGTCTCTTGTTTTAAATAGACAAAGTTTTCATCGAATTTGAAGTATTGAAAATAATCCCTTTGAAAATATTCCCCATTGTCTGCCTGTGGTTTTTGTTTATATAGGCTCCACCATGTCCTACTATTTAATTTAAAAGGTTCAAAATATTCTGCTGGATATTGTTCTGGGTATAAAGCTTCTCCTATATTTCTGCCCAGCACATCTTTTTCTGTTTCTTCTTCTGTCTCACACACAGCCATCAAATCCAGCCTCAGCCAGTTTAATGTTTTTTCTGTTTCTTCAATTCTGCCTCTAAGGTCTGCATTATGCCATCTAGTCATAATAAGGACTATTATTCCATTCATATGCACTCTGGAAGCAAATGTATAGTTATACTCTTCAAAATTGCTTTCTTGGATAGTCTTAGAAATAGCCTCTTGCCTATTTTTAACAGGGTCATCTATTATTAATAACTCTGCTCCCTCTCCTGTTGCTGCTCCTCTAATGGAAGAACCTTTAAATCTTCCACCACCTTCAAGTTCCCACAAAGATTTTTGGGATACATCATTTCTAACTTTTACATTAAATAATTCTCCAGCAAATTCAAATATTCTTTCCCTGTTTTTTTGCCCTGCCTTTTGCACTAAGTTGTCCCCATAAGATGTTACAATTGTACTTCTCCAGTCTTGCTTACCCATAAACCAGCTAGGGAAACAATTAGTTATACAGGTACTTTTCAAATGTCTTGGGGGTATAGATATTGCTATTCTAGACTTAGAATCAGCTCCTTTAAACAATCCAGCTTCTGCAAGTGTTAAAATATCACATATCAATTCTATGTGCTCTCCTAATATAAGAGGATGAGAAGAGGAAAAACTTTGCTTAAAATAGCTGTAATAGGATTCTTTACAAAACGTTTTGTTAACTTCTTCTATTTCTTTCTTTTCTTCATCTGTAAAATCATCATATGTGTTTAACAGGTCCTCCAGTTCTTTTTCCTGTTTTTTTATATCGATAAAGTTTGTAAAAATTTCATCGTTAGTATATTCAGGATGGCTATTTAATTTAAAAAATCTTATCAGATTATCTATAGCTTTCATTTCCGTACTCCTCTAATCTTCTTTAAAATTCCTTGTGTTTTATCTTTAGGTATCCCTTCTCCTGAATTGCCTTTATTATTTTCTAATCCTAAATACTTCGTTAAAGCATCCAGAGATTTACATTTTTCTATAAGCTCTATCTCTACAGTCCTTTTTTCTTCTGTTTCTGTTATCTTTAACTTTTTAATTAAGCTTCCATCTGTATGTGTTATAGGTTTTAAGCTTCCATCTTCTTCAAAATATTCATTTATGTCCGAAAAAGCCACTTGAACATGACGATTAAGAATCTTTTCTTGGGAGATAAGGAAATCTTGTTTTTGCTGCTCCCTTAATTTTTTTAGAAAGTTTTTTATACTAACATTTTCTAACATTTCATATATTCGTGTTCTGGAATAATTAGGACTATATCCCGCCTTTACTCCTGCTTGAAAAACATTTAAACTTTCCATGTAATAATAGCAGAAAAGCCTCTGTTTATCTGATAATCCATCTATTTCATCTATCCACTCATATTTGTCATTTTCATCTGGGATTAATTCTTTTTTTTCGTTTGTAGTACTACACTTTTTATTTTGTTGTACTACATTCTTTTTTTCTGTTGTACTACATTTCCAATTATCTCTTATTTTCCAAGTTGCTACCTTCTTTTCATCTATTCCCAAGATATTTGCTATCTCTCTATTTGTAATATCTTTGTTATTTAGATATAGCTCTTTTGCTTTATCTCTTGCTGGATCTCTTATCCTTGCCACATCACCACCTCGTTTTTGAAAATAAAAAAGGAGTCAGAAAAAATTACATAGGTCTCCCTGTGTAACTTCTCTGACTCCTCTATAAGTCTTATTAGTTATTCAATTTCTTATATTCTACTATAATATTTTCTCAAATACAATATTTTTTAATTTTATTTTCCAAGTAAAAAAATCTTTTTTTGAGTAAATTCTTCTTTAAAAGCAATTAATCTATGAAAAATAAATTATAACATGTTCAGTTGGAAAAAAATGATGAATATGCTATAATGAAGGTGTTTATAAGAATATTTCAATAGTAGTTCTCTTAATATATTCAAGATTGAATAGTAACATATGATGTTTTTAAATAATTCTTTTAAATTCAAGAGTTTTTCCTGAATAGATTGAATAGTAACATATGATGTTTTTAAATCTAATCAAAAATATTCAATAAGAAAGCTCCTGAAAGTATTGAATAGTAACATATGATGTTTTTAAATAGAATTATATAAAGAAATTGAAAAATAGGGGGAAAATTGAATAGTAACATATGATGTTTTTAAATTTTTTGGAAATAAATTTATCTGAGTCAACTATAAATATTGAATAGTAACATATGATGTTTTTAAATGAGTAAATAACAATTATTACCAGTAATTAATTATTAATTGAATAGTAACATATGATGTTTTTAAATAATGATTTAATATTTAGAATACAAGGAGCAAAGGATTGAATAGTAACATATGATGTTTTTAAATAAAAGAATATAAAGCAGCTTCTTATATGGCAACTTGATTGAATAGTAACATATGATGTTTTTAAATGTGTATTTTGCCTTTACTTCACATTTAACTAATAAAATTGAATAGTAACATATGATGTTTTTAGTCACCAGAATTAATTGGGAAGTTAGAATCCCAACTTCCCTTGAAATATGATCAATTAATTCTTTTGTACTTTTGTTGATTAATCCAAAAATTTCTTATAGCTAAATTATTCATTATTTTCACCTCTTTATTCTTGTAATTATTTTATAATTCCTAACTTTTTTATAATTTCTATTGTTTTATCTATATCAAAAGGGAGAAAAGAAACCATTTTGCCAATCTCAATTATTGTATTGTTTTTACCTTCTATCAGGAATATTTCATCTCCATTTACTCCAGCAAATTTAGTTTTCTTCATATTTGTCCACCTCTATTTCTAAAATTTCTTTGCATTTACATTCTATTACAAGTTTATTACCTGTTACTGTTATTTTTCCCACTAAGGTTACATCATTATGCCCTCTTATCTCTGCTATAAACCTACCACATTTTTTACACCTGTAATATCTCATTTATGCACCTCTAATTATTTGTTGTACCTCTTCTAAACTTCTTACCACATAGTAATCAGCCCCATGTTCCTTCATTAAGCTTTCCATTTCTTCCTGCTCTTTTGATTGTTTCCCTTTGCTTGTTTTAACTTCCAGCCCTATGCACTTACTGTCTTTAAGAACTAAAATATCTGGAAAACCCTTTTTAGTTCCTTTTGCTAAAGATCTCCACCTTTTCCCTACTGGGTCATAAATGGCAGTATTGTTTATTCTCTGGAAGAATAATTTCCCTTGCTTTTCTAATATCTGCAAGTAGCTTATTATCTGTGATTGGATATCACTCTCTTTCATCTTCCCCTCCTAGAAAAGATATGCTATTGCTCTTCTTAATAATCCCTTTTCTCTGTTAAATTTTATTCTGTTAAGGTTTTCAAGCACCTTTCTACACTCTTTACCTGTCAATCTGCTACTATCTGTATTTAATTTTAAGCCTAATTCTTCTGCTAATTTTCTAACTTCTACCCTTAGAAAATCTGTTTGGCTTATAAATTTTCTTTCTCTTTTTACTTCTAATTTTTGTTGTTCCATGTTTTTTCCTCCTTGTTATTTCTCAAAAAATTTTATCCTACTTTCTTTTTTCTTTCCAAATATTTTTTTAATACTATGTATAAAGTCTCTGTTCTAGCCATTACCTGTGCTATATTGTTATTGTATTTCTCCATGGCTAACTTTAAAGCCTCCTGCTCTATATATCTCTTTTCCTGTTCTGTAAGAGCTTCAAAAATCTTTTTAAGATTCTCCTTTTCCTCTATTGTCCTATCTCTCTGCTCCTTATTTTTTAAACTATTTTCTATTGCCTCTTTTGCCTTTTCTTCTGCTTTAGTCTTTCCGGTATTATAGGACTTTTTATCTTCTATAACCCAATTTTCTTTTAGTGCTTTGTATATAGCACCCTCATTCCATTTTTTAGCCGGAGCTATAGTTAAGACTGTCTTTATTCTCTCTAGGTCTATATGCTTAGAATAAACAAGGTCCATTATATTTTTACAAGTACCTACACTTATCCCATGCATTTGTAAAGCAGATTTTATTTGTCTTATTCTATCTTTTTCTAAATTTTCTAAAGAACTACTACTAGGGTCTATCTTATTTATATTATCTATCTTAGTAGTAGTTTCTTTATTAGTATTCTTAATATTAGTTTTCTTCGGGGTACATCCCATGTAGGTACTACTAGGTACATCTAATGTGGGTGGTGTAGATACATCCGGTGTAGTAGGTACATGAGATGTAGGTACTTCTTGTGTATCTATTTCTTTATTACTAGGTACATCTAATGTAGGTACTTTTTCTACATTTTTTAAATAATATCTATTAGATTTACCTTTTAATTTTTCTATTACAACTAACCCTTTATCTGCCAAACTTTTTGTATATTTTACTATTGTTCTAGTATCCTTTATCCCTAGTTCTTTAGCTAAAGTTTCTAATGCTGGATAAGCATATTCTTTTTTTCCTGTATGTCTTGCTAAACAGGCATACAGCATTTTTTCATACAAGTTTAAATCAGTTCTATCTATTAGTGCATTATCTAACCAAAACCAATCCTTTTCTCTTAAATCTCTCATTTTTTCCTCCTTTCAGGAGTTCTTGCCAAGGAACCCCTTTATTTTTATTTTATTGCTACCCTCAAGCTATCAGTTCCTTGGCTGTTAGCTCAAGAGCACCAATTTAATAAAAATAGAGCTATAAAGAAGTTGGTAACATAACTTATTTTTTATGGTTTTTTCTTTTTAAAAGGCTTCCTTATAGCTCTACAAGGCTTTGTTATAGATAAAATTTTTTATTTTTTTAGCCTTGTCAGAATAGATATTTTTCAATTCTCATTCTCTCCCTCCATCAATTTCATTAAATTTAGGCTTATATGCCTCATTTTTTATTTTATATCCATATTTTAAGCAATTAGTAACTTCTAATTTTTCATTTACAACTATATTCCCTATCCATTCTCCATCAGGATTATAAATAGGTATAATTATCCCTTTCTCCACTCTCTCACCTCCTCTTTATTTGACCTTATCCCTCCAAAAAGTTATAATATTAATAACTTATAAAAGAAAGGAGGAAATTATGAGACTTAATCCAGACTGCATAAGAGATATTCTCTTACATTTTGAAAAAATAACTGATGGAGTAACAGTATATGATGTTGATGAGTCTAATTCTTATCAATATTTAGATAATTATTCAAGTGAAGAATTTATGTACCACATAAGACAATGTTATTACAATTATTTTTTCATTGGAGAAGACAGAGGAAGCTATATTAACATAAAAGACCTCTCTCCTATTGCTCATTCATTTTTAGCCGATACTCGTTCAGATAATAATTGGAACAAAATTAAAGGTGTTGCTAAGTCACTTGGAATTTCTTCTCTTACAGCTTTAACTGATATAGCTACCAAACACGCTGCTTCTCTTGTTGTAAATTATTTTCAGAAACTTTAATGCCATTTTTTAATGGCATTTTCTAATCAATGATTTCTATATCTCCATCAATCACAAGTTCTAATTTTAAGATAGTATCAATAAATCTTCCTTCTCTTAAAGTAGACAACTTTAACTCATAACCAGTTGGCAAACGCAATTCTTGTCCGTTTAAAATCAATAATTTCCTTTTATTTTTAATAACTAAATTATTTGATTTGTTAGGTGGAATTCCCATTGCTCTTTTACTATTCAAAGCCCCTGAAATACTATTCAATTCACGAATCATTTTTTGAGAACGATCACTTAAAAGCTTATAAGCTACTTTTCTAAACTCGCAGAAATCATCGACATTAATGTTTTCTGTTTCTAACATTTGATTTTTTAGTTCTTCTATCTGCTCTAATACCCTATCACTTGACTGGGTGATATTACTTTTAATATCTTGCATTAACTGTTTTAATTCCACTCTCTCACCTCCTTTTTTTCTTCATTTACCCCTTGATTTTACTATTCCCATCATCAAACCTAAAAACTTTCACTTACTTTTTTATACTTTATGTATAATTATTCTTCAAAAAAAATATCATCTCTATCTGAAATAAAAAGTGATATTTTTTCTATTATTTCTGTCTTAAAAGTAAGTTCTCCTTTTTTTAGTTTATTGTAATGATAGTATAAATTTCCTCTAGTCATATGTAAATAAGAAGCTAATTCACTAAAACTAACTCTACTCAATTTTTCTTCTAATCTTTTTTTATTTATCATAAATGCCTCCTATATTTATTATACATAAAGTATAAAAATAAGTCAATAAAAAATCACACTATTTAAAGTGCGATGGGTTAAATAAAATTATTGTTGAATTGGATATAAAAGAAAACAATGTTGATAAAAAAATAATAGAGACAACATTCCGCGAAAATGTTATCTCTATTATCCTACCAATTAACACCATGGATTCTTTTTAACGAAGTTCCATATACTCCGAAAGTGACCTAGTTTATAGTGCTTGTCACAACACTTGTTATATGATTTAGAATATCATATTTTTTCTTCCCTGTCAATTAATAATTTATCTAATTTTGATATCATCTCTTGGCTTGAATATACTTTCATGTCATATAAAGCTATTAATTTCTTTAAATAAGAATCTATCGAATCGTTGTTTTCTGCTAACTTTGCATGTACATGTTTTCTTACATCTTCATTAAAAAGAGTATTGTTATAGTACATATATAGTATTTGGTTCATTTTATGAGATTTATGAATAACATTTTTCTCTATTTCTGTTATAGTTCTATATTCGTTCTGAGGTTTATAAACTTTAATTTTATCGATACATTTTTTTAATCTTTTGTATACTACTAGCAATGCTAAAATGACTTCTTCATCAAAATTTTCTAGCTCATTATAGCAGTCTTTAAGATAGTAAAAAAATGGAATCACTCCATTAGTATTTCTTTTTTTCAAATCAGGAAGATATACTTTCATAAAATCTTCTGAATCAATAATAATATCCTTTTTTTTATATTCTATAATTTGAAAGGCATTTAATTGCCCATTATATATACAATTTAAAAGTTGTGTACCATAACCTACAACAACATCACGATCTAATAACTTATTTTTATCTAACCTTGAAATATCTATAAAATTAACAAACTTTAAATTTTTTTCCTTGTTTCCTTTTAAAGCTAATGCAAGGACTCCTTCAGCAGCTTTCAACTCTTTTATACTTACATTTATTTTCAATTTATCCAAACCCTCAAAAATTTTCTTGAAGTTATCTGTTTCCATTTTTTTTAATGGCATTTTATATTCTTTCATTAAAGTAGCATTTTCAACGATTGTATTTTTTTGATTTTTTTCCCATTCAACAACTAAAAATTTTTCAGATATTTTTTTTATCGCTTCTGTGTTATCGGAAAAAGAATAATATACTTGATTCATAAATTCTTGTATATTCAAATCATCCAATGAGTAACCTAAGAAAAAAACAGGATGTTCTGCAAAAAAAGTAACTAATCGTGCATTCATAACTTTTTGTCGAGTTCTTATTTTTTCATAGTCTTCTTCAGTTATAATAATAGTTTCTGGACTTGTAACACAACCATGGACTTTAAAAATATTCCCGATGGTAGAGCTTGTGATTAATTCTTGCCCTTTTACTACATCATATTCTTTAAATATACTTTCTAAAAACTGATCATAATTCGTAGTTAAAATAATAAATGATTTTTTTGAAATTATATTAAGTTTTTTTAATTCTTCTAATAAAACAGGATCTTCTGTTATCTTTAGTTTTGAAAAGAAAATTGAAATATAAATTTTCATAGGAGATAAATCAGTGTTTTTTCTATAAATTTCTAATATTTCCTTTTCTAAATCTTTATCTAAAAGTTCCTCTGAAAGAGCTTTAACATTGAATTTTTTTTCTATTTTAGTAGCTAATTTTTGATAAATTATTGCTTTTGGAACTTCTTTTATTGTCCCTTCCTTTATTTCTTCTAATACCTCATTTTTTAAAAGATTATATTCAAATTCTTTTGTACTATAAGCTTTTACAATTTGCTTTAATAGTTCTTCCCAGTCTGGAGGTGGTAAATCATTTATTCTACAGTATCTTTTTGTAAAACCAGAACCGATAAATAATATTGGAATATTTTCTTCACTCAAATTTTTTACTATAAATTCTTCAAATTCCATAAATATCTCCTTTACTGTTTTATATTTTTTACAATGTTCTTTTTTTATATTTTGCAATTGCTTCTTAATTCTATTTAATTTATTTTACTCCCCCATCTTCTCAGGGCTTTATAATCTTCCTCATCTCTTCTAACAACTTCTCATCTTTTTTATATTTTCCTTCATCACTAAGCTTTTCTAATTTTAATATTTATTTTATTCAAATATTTCACTTAATAGTTCATTTTTTATATGTTTTAATTCTATTCTATCTTCAAATTCCATATCTTCAATTAATAAAAATTTTACAAACTCATTAGCTTCTATTTCTAAAACATTCCTTTTACAGATAACATCATTATCTAACATGAATTTCATATCATTAGAACTATGCAAAATTGCATGAGCCAATTCATGAGCACATACTATTTTCTTTTCGAATTCAGATAATTCATTATTTATTATTATAAATTTTTTTCTAAGTGTTTTTTTAAAATATCCTTTAGTTTTACCGAGTTCTAAAAAAAGTACAGTTATTTTTAAGTATTTACACAATAAAAAAGGATTTCTAGTTTCATATTTTTTTACCAAACTATCAACTTTCTTTTTTATATTCATAAAATCTCCCAGATTATTTTTTTCTCTTATTTAGTTCTTTAGCTTTAAAAAATACCTCTTTTAAAGATTCAATGAGTTTTTCTTTATCTTCATCATCTATTTTTTCATCATTAAACATCAAAATTGCTTCTTCTAAAAATTCATCAAACTGTTTTCTAGTTTTAGAATTTAAATTTTGAATTCGAGCGTCCTCTGAGAAATTATCTATTCTTTTTTCCAATTCGTTGATTTCTTCTGGTAATTTATCTTGTTTTAATATTTCCAATATCTTTATTTTTTCTTTTTCTGATAATCTAAATTTTTTAAAGAAGGTATTAATAAATTTATATGAAGGGCTCCTTCTTCCATTGATATAGTGACTTATAAGTCCAAAAGAATAGCCTACTTCTGCTGCAAATGCTTCAAGTTTATATCCATGATTGTCCATATATTCTTTAAGGAATTTTCCAAATTCATTTTTTTCCATTTATTAAACTTACCTCCTATCGTATTTTACTTCTTATTTTATATATTATAATATTTATTATACAATTTGTAAAAAACTATTTGACTTTTCTTTATACTTTTTGTATAATAAACATATAAAGAAATTTTGAAAGCTTAAATTTTTTTAAATATAATTTATACTTTTTGTATAAAAATATTAAATTAAAATATTAGGAGGGGAAATATGAAAATAAGAATTAAGAATGGGAAATATATATGTAATTTTATGCTAGATGGAACTTTAAAGGTAATTATTAGCAGTAATACAAATGAACTGTACAAAGAACTTGGAAGAGTGTTAGGAATTGACCCTGTAGCTGCCAGAAACGGGGGCTTGATATAATGGAAAGATTTGTGCTATTGGGATTAACTTATGCTTGTATATATGCTTTTGTTCTCTGGGTAGCTGGGAGGTAACATGAGTATAAAAATTTCTGAACTTAAAAAAATGTGTGACTGGCTGCTTCGAGAATATGGAGATGGAGAAGTTGGAAGCTTGTATATAGGTAAAAAAGGAGATAAATTCTATGACCCTATAAATGATTGTAACTTTTCTCCAGAAGAACAAAAATTTATTCTAATAACAAATAAAAATGAAAAAGATAAAAAAGTAGATAGCAAGCATATTATAAAGCTAAAAGAACAGTTAAAAATAAATGATTAAATTTTTATAGGTTTTCCAATAATGACTTGGAGAACTTATTAAGAACTTAATACAAGCGAAGTTGTAACAGGCAACTGCCAACCTGTTAATAAAGTATAGAAGGGGGAAATATGAAAGCTTGGAATAGAAAAAGAAAGCCTAAGCATACTACAAAAGTTAAGTGGCGAGAAGGAATTTGGAGATATGAAGCTATTTATAAACATTCTAAAAGTGAAGGTTTAACTGATGAAATATTTGGTACTGATAAATTTAAAGCATATCACACAAATAATTATATTAATTAGGAGGGATAAAAATGGAAATTATAGATATAACAACAGCAAATTATACAACAAATATAATTTCTATTCGAATTAAATATAACTCTGGTAAAACAGGGTGGGTGGATGTAGGAAATGGTGAAGTAAGAAATTCTTATCTCCCAGAAGATGTTAAAAGAAGAATTGTTTCTCTTATAGCTAGAGATAGCTATAAATGGTTAAAAAACAAATATAAGCAAGTGACAGTAGAAGAGGAAATGGAAGATGATCCTGATTACACTCTTAGAGATTATACAAGAGATAAAGAACTATTAAAAAGAATACATAATGAATTAAAAATTTTTTATACATAGGAGGATTTATGAGCATATATAAAAAAATAGCTGAAGCAAGGGTAAAATTACAAGAAACCAAGCTTACTAAAAGTGGTTTTAATAAATTTGCTAACTTTAAATACTATGAATTAGCAGACTTCCTGCCCTCTTTAAATAAAATAAATTTAGAACTTGGAATTTGTACAAAATTTGAATTGGATACAGAAGGAAAAAAAGCAATCTTAAATATTTTTGATTTTGATAAGCCAGAAGAAAAAATAATTTTTGATATTCCTTATGTTCCAAGTAAGGTACAGGGAGCAACAGAAATACAAAATCTTGGAGGAACTATCACATACCTTAGAAGATATCTTTTCCTAGTAGCTTTTGAGATAACTGATGGTGATGTTATTGATGCACAAGACCTAGACAAACCAAAAGCTCCTGAAGAAAATAAACCACAAAAGGATAAACTAGCTACACAAAATCAATTAAGTAAAATTTTTGCTACTGCTGGAGAATTAAAAATAGGAAAAAGTGATTTAGAATGTGTTATTTTTAAAGATTACAATGTTAAATCTATGAAAGATCTTACAATAGCACATGCAAATAAAATTATAGAAAATATTAAAACTATTGCTGAAGGAATTGAAAAAAGAAAAGAAGAATGTATAAAAGCAATAACTGCTTTAGAAATAGATGAGGAACTTATGACAATAATGGAAAGAGATAATATAAAAAATCTTCCAGATTCTACTTTTACAGTATGTAAAAAAGTTTATAAAGAACTGAAAGTAATAAAAGAGCAGCAAGAAAAAGAGAAACAAAATAAACCAGAAGAAGAAAAAGGAGAAGAGAAATAATGAAAATTTTATATCTTGATACAGAAACTACAGGAATAAGTGCCAATTCGGCAGTGATCCAGTTTGCAGGAATAATTGAAATAAATGGAGAGGTTAAAGAAGAATTTAATATTAGATGTAAACCTCATGCCAACGCCGATATCAGCGAAAAAGCTTTAGAAGTAACAGGAATGACATTGGATATTATAAACAGCTACCAAAAGCCTAAAGAAGCACTCTGGGAAATGGAAAGTATCTTTGAAAAGTATTGTAGCAAGTTTGATAGAAATGACAAATATATTCTAGTTGGGCAGAATATAAAATTTGACTTCCAAAAGCTTTATGAATTTTATACAAGATTAGGTAATAAGTATCTAGGAAGCTGGATAAATTTTAAACTGATGTTTGATACTCTAGCTGTAATACAAGCCCTGCAATTAGTTGATAAATTGCCTATATTAGAAAATAATAAATTAATAACTTGGTGTAATTACTTTGGTATTGAACTAGAAAATTCACATGATGCACTAGCAGATATTAAAGCTACTAGGGAACTAGCAAAAATCTTAATGAAGATATTGGAGGGATAATATGCACTCTATTTTAAAAGGAACAGAAAAAATAGTTACTGCTGAAAATAAAGAGGTAATAACTAAAATATTAAAAGGTATACAGAAACATTATAAACCAGAAGAAAAAATAAAATTTAAACTTATAACAAAAGGAGAGTAAAAAAACATGGAAAAGAAAAAATTTAAAGCAACATTTGAATTTGAGATTATTAACAGTAAAGAAATAACTTTGTCATCTGAACACAATTTTAAAGTTCTTCCATCAAATGTTGATAAAATAGGGCAAATTTTAGCTGCTGATTTAATTAATTTTTTAACTGGAGAAAAAGTACCAGAAAATATTTTCCAAGCTAAAAATGTTATCGTTAGTGAAACTTATACCGAAGATAATAAACATAAATTTGATGCAAATAGTAGCAAATGCCAAAAATGTGAATATTTACCTACTTGTCTACAAAAATATAAAAAAATAAACTAGGAGAATAATATGACATTTAAACTTGAAATAAAAAGATTTGTAGATGAGGAAGTAATTGGAACAGTAAAAAATATAGAAGAAGCTAGAGAAATTCTTGATGGCTTAAATGGAAATGGAAAAAACAGATATTATGGACTTTTCAGAGAGGTTGTAAATGAGAGAGAGAAAGTCGGGAATACTCTATAAAAAATCTATAAGAAAGAGAAAAAAGAAGATGGCAGAATCAGAAAGGCTATGTCGGATCAATTATGAAATTAAAAATAGTATTTTGATAGAAAGACTTGGAATATCTAAAACTGAATTTTATAGAAACTATAAAAAAAGAGCTGATGAACTAAGAAAAATTAATAGTAAAGAATCTTTGTTTAACCTTTCCCAATTTTAATAAAAATGGGAAAATAAAAAAATTTAGGAAAGGAGAATATAATAAATGTCTATTTTGAAATTAAATAATAAAGAATATAAAATATATCTCATAAATAGAAGAAATGAAGCATTTCCACCTAAAACAGAAAAAGAAAGAATGACAATTGAAAATATTTTAACCAATATATCCCTAACAATTGACTTAAAAGCTGATACAGAAACAATAAGAGCAATTATATATAAAAAGTTAAAAAACACTAAAATAAAATTTAAAGATATAAGAATGAGAGAAATTTAGGGGGAGTACATGAGAAAAGTTAAAAAATATGGAAATACTTACAATAGTTATTCAGGAGTTCAGTTAAACTTCTGGGAATGGATAAAAAGGAGATTGAAAAGGAGTTTTAAATGAAAATAAGAGATAAAATTGATAAATTCGTTATAAGCAATGGATATCAAACAGATATAGCAATTGATAGAATTTTTAAATATTTAGAAAGTCTTAAAAATGGTGGTTTTACTCTCAATCTTTCCCCAAATTTTCAAAGAAATTTAGTTTGGGACAATCAAAGATGTATAGATTATCTGGAATATTTTATTAAAGGGGGACAATCTGGAAGGGTTCTATATTTTAATTGTCCTGCTTGGGATAGTTTTAATAATAATGAAGATCACGAAATAGTTATAGTTGATGGCCAACAAAGATTAGAAGCTTTTAGAAAATTTCTTGATAATGAAATTAAGGTTTTTGGTTATTACTTTAAAGAAATAGAAGATACTTTTGAACTAGGCTGGATAAGAATTAATATAAACAATTTAAAGACTAAAAAAGAAGTTTTAAAGTGGTATCTTGGAATTAATGCAGGTGGAATTCCACACACTAAAGAAGATATTGAAAAAGTTGAAAAAATGTTAAATGAGGAGAGATAAAATGAATAAAAAAAATACTAAAAAATATATAAAAAGATTAACAAATAATAATATCATCTTGCTCCCACATGATTTTACATGGGTACATTTTGATAATGGAGAGTTTCCTATGTTTACAGAAAAAAAGCCTCTTAATTTAGGGAGAGAAATTGTAGTAAAGCAATTTATAAGAGGAAAAATAACTGGAAGAGTAAAATCTTTGAAAAGAAAATCTAAATATTGGGAAATGCTTATTGCTGTTGAAAGTACTGATAGATCAGATTGTTTGAAGATAGGAGAATAAAAATGGAAAGAGTAAGTTTTAAGTCTTTACCTAGTTATTACATAAAAGAAAAAAGTGGAATAAAAAATAATACATTAAGAAAAAAATATTTGATGTCACTTACCAATGACAAAAGATTAGACATATTACAAAAATTTAATAAAAATATAATAACAGAATTAGAAATTGAAATACAATTAGCTATAAACATAGGTGAAAGTTTCGTAAGAAAAGTAACTGATGTTACAGAATATGAAGACTTTTTTATAATAACTTGGAAACATGAGGAGGACTAAATGACAGTTAGAAAACTGAAAGAAGATTATAAGCATAAAGCTATCTTTTGGACTGAACAAATAAACGAAATCAACAGTCTTTCTAAAGAACAATTATTAGAATTAGTTAATTATATTGCTTTATTGAATGGTGGAATTATTTTTAATGATAAGGAGGAAGATTAATGGATAAAAAATTAAATGAATATACTACTAAAGAACTTACAGAAGAATTAACAAAAAGAAAAGGAATAGTAACAGCATATATTGATCCCTATGAACCTTTTGCTGTATATATTGATGGTAAAGCAAGAATACAGAAAACAGGTCCAGCAATTTTAATAATAAATCAAGATTAGGAGGAGGTAGGGAAGATGACTAATAAGAAAGTGATTGTTAACATAATAAAAGAAATAAGATTAAAACAGTTAGCGAGGTTAAAAAATGAAGAAACAATTGAAAGCTTTGATATATGCTAGAGTAAGTACTGTAATGCAAGAAGAAGGAGATTCCCTTGTATACCAAAAAAAGAAATGCGAGGACTTCTGTAGTGTAAAAGGATATGAAATATATAAAATACTTGAAGATGTAGAAAGTGGAGCTAACGATGATAGAAGTGGATTTATTGAACTTCAAAACGAGATTGCAAGAAAAAACTTTGATGTATTGGTAGTCTTTGAAAGTTCTCGGATTTCAAGAAAAACCCTTACAATGCTTAATTTTGTACTTTCTTTAGAAGAAAATGGGATAAAATTCACTTCTATATCCCAGCCAGAACTTGATACAACTACACCTACAGGAATGTTGTTTTTCCAAATTCAATCAAGTTTAGGAGAATATGAAAGAAAGCAGATTTCTTCTAGGGTTAAAAGTTCCAAGTGGCAAAGAATAAAAGATGGACTTTGGCAAGGTGGAAGTATTCCACTTGGATATAAAAAAGAAAATGATAACATTGTTGTAGATGAAAAAGGAGCCAATGAGGTTAAATCAATATTCTTTCACTATTTAAGCAGTCATTCACTGAAACAAACTTCTAGGGCTTTTAATAAACCTATTGGATCAATTAAATGGATATTAGAAAATCCTTTTTATTTAGGGAAGCTTACATATGGGAAAAAAGAAAAAAATATAAATACTGGGATAATAAAAATCAATTCATCTTATCATGTATTTGAGGGAAAACATCCCCCTATTATAGATGAAGAAACATTTGATACAGTTCAAAAAATTCTTACAACTAAAAAAAGAGTTATACAATCAGAAAATGTCATTCTTTTCTCTGGTTTAATTAGATGTACTTGTGGAGAAAAAATGTATAAAAATACAAGTATGAACAAAGGTAGTATAAGGATAAGGTACTATTGTAAGAACTGTTATAAAACTATAGCTTATAAAAAGGCAGAAGATATAATTATAAAAGCATTATTAGATATGAAGGAACTGGAAGAAATTAATGATGTAGTTGATTCAGAAAATAAAATTTTAAATGATAAGATGGAGATCTACAAAGCTTCCATGAAACAAGTAAATGATGAGAGGAAAAAATATATAAACCTTTACTCTAAAGATTATATAACAATAGAGGACCTAGATGAAAAAATGCAAGTAACAAAAAGTAAAATAGATGACTTTACAGATAAAATAAATAAATTACAAAAAGTTATTGATGAAGAAAAGATTACTAAAAATTATAATAGTAATTTGGAAACATTAAAAGCAGTATTGAAAGACATGGATAAAAGTGATAGAATAGATTTGTATAATATGTTTAAGTTACTAATAAAAAAAATAGATTTAATTTCAAGCAAGCCGCCAGAATTTAAAATCTATTTAAAATAAAAAGGTATACTAATTATGGTGCGAAGAGAGAGACTTGAACTCTCACGTCTGGGACACTAGATCCTAAGTCTAGCGCGTCTGCCAATTCCGCCATCCTCGCATATCTATTTAGTTTTGCTGGTGCCGCTTATCGGAATCGAACCAATCACCTACTGATTACAAGTCAGTTGCTCTACCAGATGAGCTAAAGCGGCGTTATAATAATGGCGGGAGTGACGAGGGTCGAACTCGCGACCTCCTGCGTGACAGGCAGGCGCTCTAACCAACTGAGCTACACCC